CCGCTCTCCCAGTCCTGTCTGCGCTTGAACTCTTCAGTCCCTTCTGATCTTGTATTTGGGCTCCATCGGGTGCGGACACGGCCGCGGCGATCTTCGCCCATCCATGCCCGCTCAACCACCCCGAGCACAACCTCGGGGTTGTGGTTCCACAGCCATGGCGCCGCACCGCTGTTCAGGCGCTCCATATTCATGGCATCAGAATCGTGGCTTAGCACTTCCATACCGAAGTAGCGCTCAACCGGCTGCTCTGAGCTGAATGTGAACTCAACGACTTCAGGGTCTTCGGCAGCGCGGGCAACCTCAGCCACTACCGCAGAGCGGTAGAGCGGCTCTTGGTTGAAATCGCGCAGTTCCACAATCTGATCCTCTGATCTTGCTCCCATGCTATCCATAGCCGCCTTAAACATTATTGTCTGAGGCGGGAGGCCTATCAGGCTGGCTCTTCCTCTTCAACCGCTGCAGATTCGGGCGTAGCATCGGCAGCACCGCCCTGCGCATCATCGGCGGGGTTGGTTTCAAACTGCAGGCCTAGTTGTTCGGCTCGATCAACTTCAGCTGCACGTGCCGTAAGCAGATCTTCAAGGTCGCCACCGCCCTCGGCCACCACCTCTCCTTGCGTCTTGAACCCGGCCCGAACCGCTTTGGTGTAAGCATCAACTTCCTTTTGCGGATCGACCCAGGCCCATCCCCGCGGATACCAGCGCACGGCCTCATATCGCTCAGGCATCGCGTTGTAGCCAGGCAGGCTCAACTGACCGGCAGCAACAGCAGCAGCCATCCAACGATCAAACACCGGCTGAAGCACGTGTTCGATCATGAAGTCTTGCAGCATCCGCCAGTGGTCGCGGTCTTCCAGCAGGCTTAGCCGGCTGCTGCTGTAGTTCGACTGGCTGAAATCTCGGCTGATCGTCTCAAAGCTGCAGCCCATGGCCGCGGCAACGCTGCGCAGCATGGCACGCAAGAACGGCTCAAACTGCCCATCCGGTGCATCCAGCTGCGGGATGTTGACGGTTTCGCCGGGCGCCAGATACTTGAACACACCGGGCTCAAACCGTGTCACCTGATCGCCATCCTCAACATCGTCACCGTTGAGTTCACCTTCAGGCGTTTGAATGAAGCCCATCAGTGAGCTGTTGGCGCGGGCTCGTACAACCTCGGCCTCTTCATAGCCAGAGAGATGATGCAGCCGTTTGATGGCGCTGGACGCCCAAGGAAATCCGCGTGTCTGGCCGGGGCGCTCGGTTACAAAGAGATGAATGATCTGGTCAGCTGGCACCTCGGTCACGCGGTAGCCGATGCCGTTCACAATGTCGCCAGGGTGACGATCACGGAAGGCGTAGCTGATCGGACGGCCCCACCTATTGACGCGAACACCTAGGCGCCATTCATTGCCATCTGCATCAGGGCCGTAGCTCTTGCATTCATCGCAATAGTCGGCCTCAATCAGCTCTAAGGCCAACGGCACTGAACTGCGCCCGAAAGGCTCGTTAATCACACGGATGAACACCTCGCCAGATTCGGCCATGGATTCCACGGCCAAGCGCAGCATTTCAGGGAAGCTCAGTTTCCCCGCAACGTGGCAGCGATCGGCGTGACACCACGATGTCCAAGCCGTTTCAATCTGACGGTTCAGCTGCTCATTCAGACGCCCGCCGCGCTGCATCATCACACGGGACTGCATCCTGATGCCGCGGCCAACCACATTGGCGCCAATCGCCCGGATTGCCTGGCGAACATATGGCGAGTCTCTGCGCAGCTGCCGCGAACGATCGCGCAGTTTGATCAGGCTGCCATCGATCTCTGCATCGGCGCTGGTGCTGCTGGTCACCCATCCATGGGTGAGCCGATTGACGATGGCGCCCTCAAAGGATCGCCGAAGCCGCGGGGCGCCAGCGCGCTGCTCAGTTACTGATTCTGGCTTGTGTGTTGTCATCGCCCGAACCTCACAAACATTGTCTGGGGATCACCCAAACCTTGGGCATATTTCTCGGCGGCACGTTCACGTGAAACGATGCCTTTGAGCTGCGATTCGCGTTGCATCAGAAGGCCCAAATCCAGCTTGGTGAAGCTCCTGCCGCCGATGCTGTATTGCTTTGATCCGCCGCTGATGATGCCACGGATTGCGGCTTGCACTGCGTCGAGATCTTTCTCCGCTTGGCTGCGGCCATCAAATGCAGTCGGGTCGCCTGTATATCCCAGCGATGGGACCACATTCGTGGTGCCGCTGCCGGTGATGACAACCTGATCGCCACTTGTGATCTTGCGTTGCCAGTACCAGATGCCAGCGTCCCACTCGCTAGTGACTGCAGCTGAAAGGGCGACATCCCATCCACCATCAGATCGTGCTGAGCCATTAACCGTGGCGCCTTCGCCTGCTGTATTGGTGCGGAAGAGGATTGAAAGAGTCCAGCTGGCTGATGTGGCCTCATTACCAGCAGGGTCTGTTGCAGTGGGCTCAATCCATTGCAGGGTTGAGCCAGCAGTTATCTCACCGGGGACAGTCATCCTCAGCACCTCCTTGCACAAAGGTTAGCTTTACCAGCCTTCTACAAAGCCAGGGCCTGATTGTCTGGCCTTAGTGCGCCTTGGTGGCTTGTTATCTGCTTTTGCTGGCCTTTGTTGCGCTGCTGCAGCTTCCAGCTGATCCCACATCGTCGCCCGGTTGTAGCGCCGCTTGACCAGCTCAAGCATCGCCAACGAATACACGCACAAGTCCAGCGGCTCGTTGCGGGCACCTCCCGGCTTCTCCCAAGTCAAGACTTGGAAGCCTTTAACGGTCTTAGGCACCAAGCGCTCGCAGGTCAGGCCCTGCAAAAAGTCTTCTGTAACGTCTTGGCCGAAATGGATTGAGCCGGGGCCGGTGCTGTCCTTTTTGAGGCGTGCGTAAATCGTGCGCTTGAGCGTGTCGCCGCCCACTTGATAGAGCGTCAGTCCACGCTTGATTACCCTGCCACGCCAGTTCACATCAACTTTGCTGCCCTTGCCTAAGGCAGACGCGGCCCTAGTGCTGCTGCCTTTGATAGCAACCACTCCTTCGGCCGCCCTAGCCCTGCAGTATTCGTAGGCTTCCTGGGTGAAGTGGCCGCCGGTATCTACAGCGCAGTGACGCACGGTGAGGATGCCGCCGCCCTGCCGCGGAAAGTGTGTTTTGCGGATGCTGTCGATCTGCTCCCACACCTCCTCGTAAGCCGGGCTGCCCTCAATCTTCTGATGCCAGATGCGCCACATCTCTTCGCCGCGGCCAAAGCCCCAGACGGTGGTTTCTAGCCAGGTGTCTTGCACGTCCACCGCCATTAGCAGCAGGGTGACGCCCTTAGGGCAGGTGCCGCTGCTGTAGTTATCTGACTGCGCCCTAGCCAGCAGGCCATCGGCATTGATCGCAGCGACCGCTTCATCTTCCCAAGCTTCAGCGGCCCGCTTGTTCACCCAGCCCTTAAGCAGCAGCGCATCAGTTTTGGCTCGCAGAAATTCATCACGGATCTGGCCCCAGCTGGTCCAGCCGGCCGGGGCGTACCAGCCCGGCAGATGGAAGCCTGCAGTGATGCCGTCGCCCTTGGCTGTGGGCTGCCATTGTGCGCCACCCAGCATTGATGTTTTATGGCGTTCGGTGACGCGCTCACCGCATGCTGGGCACTGCGCAAACACCTCGCCATCGGGCCTCTCCCATTTCATGTGCTCACGCCAGCGCAGCACCTCAAACGATCCACAGCAGGGCATGAGCATTGCCAACTGCCGCCGATCACTGCGTTCTTCAAACTCGTGAGTTATGCGGCACATGCCACGGGTGCCGGGCGTGCTGGTTATCAGCACCTTGCCCATCGGGAACGTGCTGGTTCGGACCTCGGCATTCTCCAAAGGGTCGCCCTTGTCATCAGCCTCAAAGGGATAGGAACTAACCTCATCGGCCAGCAGATAGGCCGCAGGCATCGATTGCAGGCCGCTGCCGCTATTGGCGCCAGTCAAAACAAACAGGCCGCCTCGAAACTCTTTGAGAAACATGGTGTTGCCGCTGTCGCGTGAGCGTGCCGGTGCAATCAGCTCAGACAAGACGGGCGTTTCACGCAGCAGAGGATCTAAGCGCTGCCGGTTGAGGCGCTTGGCCATGTCAAGCGTCGGCTGAACAAGCAGAGTGGGCGCTGGCCAGAGATGGATGATCGCGCCAAGCCAGTTCAGGACGACCTCGGTCTTCCCAAGCTGTGAACCAAACATGAGCACCACCCGCCGCCATGGGCTTGTAGGGCTGAGGCACTCCATCGGCTCACGCAGATAAGGGGTGCGATCGGTGCGCCAGGGGCCGGGCTCTGCTGAGCCTTTGGTGGACAGGATGCGAAAACGATCAGCCCACTGGTCAACAGTCATCGGATCAGCAGGCCGCAGGCCATCCGAGAAGGCCTCGCGATAGATCAGGGCAGCGTCAGCCATCAGCAAGACTCCTAAGCGCGACGCGCAGCTCTTCTGTGAGAAGGGTGTGACAAAGCCGGGCATCAGCTGTGCCAGCCAGCTGGGCAGCCAAACGATCAGGCAAAGCCATCAGCGCATCTCGCACTGATCGTGCAGCATTAAACGCTGCGGCTTTTACCTCAGAAGCAGGCACAAGCTCACCGCGGCCCTGCAAAGCCTCAAGCCTGGCCTTTTCTGCTTTGTAGTGCTCGTGCCTTGCGCGTGATTCGTTGAGGTCAGGGATCTGATCCTCTGGTAGAGCATCAATCAGACGTTTGAGATCTGCAGGCTTTGCCGATGCAGGCGGATCAATCGGATCCGGTCTGCTCACTTTTGAATTGTGTGTGTCGCGAGTGTTCTTGTTCCACAGCTGCAAAGCCAGATCACGGTCGAGCCATCGCTTGCCGTCTTTTTCAACAACCGCCTCCGCGATTCTGTTCTTCGTGGCGTGAGTCACCGCAGCCTTGGTGCAGCCCTTGATGGTCGCCAACTCAGAGAACGTGATCAGCACTGAGTTAAGTAGATTCCGGTTAACTTAACCGAACGCTAAACACCTCTAGGCCATCGTGTATGCGTTTCGCTGAGATCCCTTGCGGTGCAAGGGTTTAGGAGGTTTGCC